ATGAACGTTCTGCCCGTCCTTGATGCGGTACTGGCCCGGTTACGCGAGAAGCTGCCGCAACTGCAGGTGGAGTACTTCCCGGAGAAACCGGCTGAATATCGCCTGAACCATCCGGTTGGCGCGTTGCTGTTGAGCTATGCCGGTTCGCGCTTTGACAGGCCGGATGATACCGGTGCGGTGATCCAGTCTCAGACTATCCAGCTCTGCGTCACGGTGGTCTTCCGCCAGCTCAACGGTAAAAAAGGGGCGATTAATGTCCTGGATGCTGTCCGCCGCATTCTCGGTGGCCACACCCCGCCCGGCTGCCGCCGCCGTATCTGGCTGACCCGCGAGGTGTTTATCGGTGAAGTCAGGGGGCTGTGGCAGTACGCCCTCGACTTCGCGACTGAAAGCGTCTTTATCGAAGACAGCGATTTACCGTCCGGCCCGCTGTTAACCGAAGTGAACTATGAGGAAAGCGAGTGATGAAAGAATACCGCTATTCCGGCCCGGCCAGCGGCGTCACGCTGTCGGACGGAACCGAAATCCTGCTCTGGCCGGGGAAGACGGTTTCCCTGCCGGAGGAGCATGACTACGTGAAGGTACTGGTGGCGCTGAAACATCTGACGCCGGTACCTGAAGAGACTAAACCCGCCGGCACACCGGCTGTGCAGTCACCAAAGCGCAGAAGCAGCAGTGACAGCGAAGTGAAAACGGAGGACACCCATGGCAGCTAACTATCTGCATGGTCCCGAAACCATTGAGGTGGAAAACGGTGCCCGCCCGGTTAAAACGGTGAAATCTGCCGTTATTGGCCTGATTGGTACCGCCCCGATGGGGGATGTCAATACGCTGGTACAGTGCCTGTCTGAGAAAGACGCAGCGGCATTTGGCAGCCAGTTCACCGGCTTTACCATTCCGCAGGCGCTGGATGCGATTTATGACCATGGTGCAGGCACCGTTCTGGTCATTAACGTCCTCGACCCGGCGAAACATAAAACGGCGATCGAGGATGAGGTGGTTACCTTTGACAAATCGACAGGGCAGGCCAGACTGGCGCATCCGGTTGTCGCTAATGTGGTGGTGAAAAACAGTGAAGGCAGCACCACCCACACGGCGAACACGGACTACCGTGTTGATGCGCAGGCGGGTGTGCTCACGAACCTGGGCAAGGCTATTGAGGCCGGTGGCAGCGTGAAGGTGAGCTATGAGTACGCGGACCCGTCGAAGGTGACTGCGGCGGACATCATCGGCGGGGTGAACAGCGCCGGAAACCGAACCGGCATGAAGCTGCTTAACGACAGCTTCAACCTGTACGGCTATTTCGCCAAAATTCTGATTGCGCCGGTGTTCTGCACCCAGAAGAGTGTCGCAGTTGAGCTTATCGCCATGGCAGAGAAGCTGGGCGCGGTAACCTACATTGATGCGCCTGTCGGTACCACCTTTGCACAGGCTCTGGCAGGTCGTGGCCCGGAAGGCACCATCAACTTCAATACCAGCTCCGACCGCGTCCGTCTGTGCTATCCGCATGTGAAGGTATATGACCCGGTGACAAACACAGAGCGTCTGGAGCCGCTCAGCCAGCGTGCAGCAGGTCTGCGTGCCAGAGTCGATCTGGACAAGGGCTACTGGTGGTCATCCTCCAATCAGGAGATTCTGGGGATCACCGGCGTGGAGCGCCAGCTGTCCGCGATGATTGATGACCCGCAGAGTGAGGTGAACCTGCTTAACGAACAGGGGATCACCACGGTATTCAGCAGTTACGGCAGCGGCCTTCGTCTGTGGGGTAACCGGACGGCAGCATGGCCAACGGTCACCCATATGCGTAACTTTGAGAACGTTCGCCGCACCGGTGATGTGATCAACGAGTCCATTCGTTATTTCAGCCAGCAGTACATCGACATGCCGATTACTCAGGCGCTGATTGATGCACTGACGGAGTCGGTCAACGCCTACGGTCGCAAAATGACTGGTGATGGTGCGGTACTGGGCTTCCGTTGCTGGTTTGATCCGGCCCGCAATCCGGAGACGGAGCTGGCCGCCGGGCACCTGTTGCTGAGCTACAAATATACGCCACCACCGCCGCTGGAGCGACTGACGTTTGAGACTGAGATCACCTCGGAATACCTGTTAACCCTGAAAGGGGGCAACTGATGTCAAAGATTGAGATAAACCGCATCACGAATGCCAACATCTATCTGGATGGTACTAACCTGCTGGGACGGGCTGAGGAAGTTAAACTCCCCGATGTCTCCATGATTATGCAGGAACACAAGGCGCTGGGGATGGTGGGTAAGGTGGAACTCCCGGCTGGTTTTGACAAACTGGAAGGCGAAATCAAATGGAACAGCTTTTACCGCGATGCGATGCTGTCTGCCGCGAACCCGTACAGGTCGCTGGCACTGCAGTGTCGTTCCAGCGTCCAGCGCTACAGCTCGCAGGGGCTGATTGACGAAATCCCGCTGGTCACCTTCCTGACGATTATGTTCAAGAAGAACCCGCTGGGGACGTTCAAACAGCACGAGAACGCCGAGTTCTCCAGTAGCTTCACCTGCACGTATATCAGACAGGTACTGGATGGTGAAGAGCTGCTGCAACTGGACTATCTGGCCAACATCTTCCGGGTCGGCGGTGTTGATCAACTGACTGACTACCGTATCAATATCGGGGGCTGACGGTGAGTGTTGAACTGACGGATAAAGGAGGACGATGTGCGGCACTGGGCATGTCAAATGGTACGTGGTTTACCCTCCTTGATATTCCGGGGGTGGAAACCCTTTTTAATACCCGTAAAACCAATGACCCGATTGACTGCACACGTTCAAAGGCCCGCAAACTGGCGGATTTGATTGAAGCATGGGAGCCTCCCGACCACTGGTTCTCCGGCATCGGCAAATCTGAGGGAAAGACGCTTCTCATCGCTTTCCTGCGTAACTGCAAGGGGTTTCGCACTTGCTGACATCACAGGGGCTCCGGCCCCTTCTTCTTAATCTCCTTTAATATCCGTCACGCGCTTCTCCCGACATACTGCCCTGAACTTACACAGGAGCACAATCATGTCACAGACCCCATCCGATACTTTTAAATTGTCTTATCCCTTCACCACTGCTGCAGGCACCAGAATTGAGCTGGTTGAACTGAAACGCCTGACGGTAAAAGACCTGAAGCAGGTGCGCAAAATCAGCAAAAACCCGGCAGACTGGGACGAACCGCTGATTGCCCGCAGTACTGGTCTTCTCCCGGAGGATCTCGACAATATGGATCTGGCTGATTACCTGCAGTTACAGAAACGATTTCAGCTCATCACGGGGATGGGTGAGAGCAACCAGGGCGCTGACGCAGGCGCAGGGGCTGCTGGCGAGATGGTTCCGGTTTCAGCCGGGGGAGATTGATGCCCTCGATACTGACGATCTGGAGATGTGGCTGGAGCAGGCTGAAGAGCAAATCAAAAGCGAGTACGGCGACAAATCATAGTACAGACAGCCGCCAGTAGCGGCTGTTCTGCGTTATCCCCTCACGTCTTTTCACCTTCCCCGGAGGTTAACCACTATGTCGGGACAGTTTTCAGTCGGCGTTGTTATCGGCGGGATGATTGGCAGCACATTCCGTTCTGCAATGAGCGGTACCCGCCGTGCGCTTGATTCCCTGAGCGATACCTCACGCCGCCTGCAGGAACGTCAGAACGCTTTAACCCGTGCAACAGAACGTTATGGTCAACTGGGTTCTTCCCGGATGCAGCATCTCAACAGCGAGCTGCTGCGGGTAAGCCGCACCATGGAGCAAATTGAGCGCCAGCAGCGCCGTCTGTCAGCGGCATCCGCTACCAGTGATGCGCTGAAAGCTAACCGCATGGCGCTGTATGGTCAGGGGATTGAAGCGTATGGCATGGCACAGACTGTTTATCATACGGTTTCCCCTGCCGTTCAGCAGTCCATGTCTTTTCAGGACAAAATGATTGATATGTCGATCACCGCAAAATATGACAATAAAACGCGGGATGCACTTGCCGGACAGATAAAAGGCTGGGCGCTTAAATACAATCAGTATCAGGATGAGCTGCAGGAGGCGATGGGTTCACTCATCAGCGACAATATTGATAATGTGTCAGATATCGGTTTTCTGATGCCGGATATTGCCCGCGCGGCAACGGCAACACGCACGTCTGCTCAGGACTGGGCAAAAGTGGCCGCAGTCTGGCAAAACTCCCTGAAAGGCGCGGCCAGAGATTTTGGTGCCGTTCAGAATATTATGGCTTATGCCGGTGACCAGGGGTCATTTGAAATCCCGGATCAGGTCAAGTGGATGCAGTCCCTGGCCCCAATGATGGCGGGTATTGCCAGTGGAAAAGAGGCTGTTGCTGAAATCGGGGCCAGTCTCCAGATAGCAAAAATCGGTGCAGGTTCCACCGACGAAGCAGCCAATAATTTTAAAAACTTTCTTACCAAAATTTTTGCCCGCGATACTCAGAAACAGTTTGCTGATCTGGGTATTGATTTGCAGGGATCTATTGCGAGTTATAAAGCTGCGGGGATCTCTCCGATTGAAGGGATGTTGAGTGTTATAGAACGTTACCTCAATGCCAAAAGCCCCGAAGCGCTGGCCGGCTTCAAATCAGCCATGAAAATAAAGAATGATACGGCAAGAGATGAGGCACTTCAGGCTCTGGCGAAAAACTTTGGTCTGGGCGATATGTTCGCGGATATGCAGGTCATGGCATTTATCCGCCCGATGCTGGCCAACATGGACAGATATCGAGAGATCCGTGCCGGTGCTCTCAGGGCTGCGGATAACGATTTGCTTGCCAGTGCTTATGATCAGCGGCTGAAATCTCCCCTTGAAGCCACTAAAACACTTATGGTCAGCAGTCGCGATCTGGCAATTACGCTGGGCGATCAATTAGCTCCATCTTTTATTTCTCTGACTCAGGACTTGCTCCCACTCATTCAGGGGACAAAACACTGGGTGGCGACTCACCCGCAATTTGTCAGTGGGGCTTTTAAGCTCATCAGTGCGCTCCTTGCGATTAAGATAGCGACTGTTGGTCTCAAACTGGGGCTGAATCTCCTTATTTCCCCCTTTGTGAACGTCTGGAAAACTGCTGTTTTACTCCGGACCAACTGGCATCGACTGACTACCGCACTCGGAGAAGGTGGCAAATTACGCTGGCTTGTCACTGGATTCAGCCGACTGACCAGCGGAGGACTGAAACTCAGCAAAGTTCTGGCGGGCAGCCTCGTTCGCGGTTTTATGAGCGCTGCACGTGCCGTTCTCTGGATTGGGCGAGCGCTGATGATGAATCCCATCGGTCTCGTTATCACCGCTGTCGCGGCAGCAGCTTACCTTATCTACCGCAACTGGGGGGCAGTCAGTGGCTGGTTTAAACAGCGCTGGGCTGACATTCAGGAAGCCTTTAACGGCGGTATCGCGGGAACTGGTAAGCTGCTGATTAACTGGTCGCCGGCAGGCCTGCTCTATAAAGCCTTTGCGGCTGCGCTGAAATATTTCGGCGTTACTCTGCCGGCAAAGTTCACCGACTTCGGTGGCCATCTTATCGACGGTTTGATTAACGGTATCAAAAACAAATGGGGGTCGCTCAAATCCAGTGTAACCGGAATGGGTGACAGCATCAGTAGCTGGTTTAAACAATGCTGGGCTGACATTCAGGAAGCCTTTAACGGCGGTATCGCGGGAACTGGTAAGCTGCTGATTAACTGGTCGCCGGCAGGTCTGCTCTATAAAGCCTTTGCAGCTGCGCTGAAATATCTTGGTGTTGATCTGCCGGCAAAGTTTACCGACTTCGGTGGCCATCTTGTCGATGGTCTGATTAACGGTATCAAAAACAAATGGGAGTCGCTCAAATCCAGTGTAACCGGAATGGGCGACAGCATCAGTGGCTGGTTCAGCGAAAAGCTGGGCATTCATTCGCCGAGCCGCGTGTTTATGGGCTTTGGTGACAATATCGCGCAGGGGGCCGCCATTGGCCTGCAGCGGACCACTCCGCTTGCAGCTCTGGCCGGGCAGCGAATGGCCAGTGAACTGCTCCCCAGAATGCCCGTGAGCATTCAGGGGCCAGAAATACGGGATAACACTTCAGGTGTTCGCTTCAGTATGCCGTTGCCCGATATCAATGGGTTTATGTCGTCTGCTAAAAATGCGATCGGAGCCGTAATCAATAGTTTGTCTTCCATGCCCGCTATTCCGCTCTCCACCCGGGCATCGATTTTACCAGGGCAACGTCTGGCAAATGAGATGACACCGGATGTTCCCCGTATCCCCTCGCCTGAAATCCTGGCTGCCGGATATTCAGGCCGTGGTGCAGCTGCAACCGGCGGTGGAACGTCTGGTGGTATCCAGGTCAGCTTTAATCCTCAGTTTTTCCTCAATGGCAGGGAAACCACAGCGCCTGCAGGACTGACTGGTGCCCTGAATATGAGTCTGCATGAGCTGGAAAAAATGCTGGAGCGTCTGCTGGCTCAGAAACAACGTAAGGAGTACCGCTGATGTTTGCCGTACTGGGTGATATTGAGTTTGAGCTGATTACCTACTGGGACGGCTTCGAGGCCACGTTCGGCGTCGATTATGCGGAGCATGCCCGCATCGGGGGTAAGCCTGGTCTGCAGTTCGTCGGCGACAGGCTGGACGAAATCCAGATAACTCTGGTTTTCCATCAGCATTATTGTGTACCCGATGTGGAGCTGGCGAGACTGCGAACAGCCATGAAAGCCCATCAGGCACTGGCGCTGGTCTTCGGCAACGGTGACTATCGCGGCTGGTTCGTGATCACCGATGTGACTGCAACCAGCGAGCAGACTGACAGTACCGGCAACGTGCTGGCTGTCAGTGCCACCGTGTCTCTCCGGGAATACACCGGTGACCCGAAAAATCCTCTGCAACCACCGGCAATACGCACGAAGCTCCCGGGTGTCGGGGCGGTCTCCGGTGCCATACCTTCACCTTCAGGGGTGGCGCAGTTCATCCGCAACGGCGTCAACTATGCGAAACAGGCGCAGTCTGTACTCCAGACCACTATCAGCGCCGTTCGGGTGACACAGAAAATGAAGGATAACCCCGTTGTCGCACTGACCCGTGTGCCGGGGCTGATGAGCGGACTGGGTAATATCTCCGGGGCTCTGGGGAAAAGTGTTCCGGCGTTTAACGCACTCTCTGAATCCATGCCCGATGCCATCAGTCTGGCCAGAACAGCCAGCGAAGCAGCCACGTATGTACAGCAGGCACAGTCTGCGCTGAGTGGTGTGGACAAAAGAAATATTGCAGGTGCTCTGGATACCGTTTCCGGGCAGCTTAACGCCGTCGGCACAGCATTCAACCGCATGTCTCCGGGATTAAGTGCAATGGCCGCCAGAATACTGACGAGGAGTGTGTGATGTTTCTTGAACATGTTACCCGTGACGGAGAGCGCTGGGATTCGCTGGCATGGCAGTACTACGGTGACCCGCTGGGCTATCCCCGGATTATTGCCGCCAATCCGCACGTGGCCATCACGCCGGTGCTGCCCTCCGGGCTGTTGTTACTGATCCCGGTGATTGAGGCTGAAGAAGCCCGTACAGAAGAGGATATTGCCCCATGGCTGAGATAAACAGCACTGCGCAAGTCACATCAGCGTTAACCGGCGTCAGCGATGTGCTGACACCGGTGTTCACTCTGTGGTATCTGCAGAAAAACATCACCTCTGATATCGCGCCTTATGTCACCCGTGTGACCTGGAGCGATAACATCAAAAATGAGTCCGATACCATTGAGGTGGAGCTGGACGACACCGATGGCCGCTGGCTGGATAAATGGTATCCGGGCAAGGGTGACACGCTGACGCTGAAAATGGGCTATCAGGGCGAGAAGCTGCTGTCCTGCGGTACGTTCTCTATAGACGAGATCGAAGTGAGTTCGCCCGCTTCCGTTGTTTCTATCCGTGGGGTGGCCACCTCGGTTAACAGTGCCCTGCGGACTAAAACCAGTCGTGGTTTTGAGAACACCACGCTGGCAGCTGTTGCGGGGCGGATTGCCAGAAAGCACCGGCTGAAACTGGTGGGCAGCATTGAGTCCATCAGAATCGACCGGGTGACCCAGTATGCTGAAACCGACGTGGGTTTTCTGCGCCGGCTGGCCAGCGAGTATGGTTATGCAGTGAAAGTGGTCAGTGACCAGCTGATTTTTTCTCATCTGGCCACACTGCGCAGTCAGGAGCCGGTCAGGCAGTTAAAACCGCAGGATGTGGCCCGCTTTTCCCTGCGTGACACCATCAACCGGGTCTATAAATCTGCAAAGGTAAAACACCAGAAAAGCAGCAGTAAAAAACTGATCGTCTACGAAGCTGATGGTGGTACCCGTGAAAGCGACAAAAAGCTCAAAGGTGGTAAGGTTACCAGCGCTGACTCACTTAAAGTTAACAGCCGCGTCAGCGACCCGGACAGTGCCCGGATTAAAGCGGATTCAGCACTGGCCAGACATAACGAATACCAGCAGAACGGCTCCCTGACGCTGACGGGAACACCTCAACTGACAGCAGGCAACAAAATTGAACTGGTGAGTTTTGGGCAGTTATCCGGGCCATGGCTCATAACCACTGCCCGCCATGCGTTTGACCGTAACAGCGGCTACACCACAGAGCTGGAAGTGGCACGGGGGCCAGTCACAAGAGGGAAAAAACAAAAAACTCAGAAACTCACGGTTTATCACCCGGATGGCAGTACATCGACGGTGATTAAGGAGAAGAAAAAATGACTGGTGTCACTCGTCAGGTCGGTACGGTCAGTGCCGTTGATGCCGACAGGGTTCAGGCCCGCGTTCGTCTGCCTGAATGCGATAACCTGCGCACAAACTGGCTTAACGTGCTGCAGCGCAATACCCAGGATAACAAAGATTACTGGCTCCCTGACGTGGGGGAGCAGGTTGAGGTGCTGCTCGATGCCAACGGCGAGGATGGTGTTATTCTGGGCGCGGTGTATTCAGACGTCGATAAACCACCGTTCAGTGACAAAAATATCCGGGGAACCCGGTTTGCTGATGGTGCAGAGTACAGCTACAACCGGAAGACGCACACTCTGATCATCCGGGGCGGCATTGAGCATATTGTCATTGAGTGTGGTGCTGATGTGGTATTGAAAACACAGAAAGCCACGATTGACGCACCGGAAACCGAACTTACCGGAGATCTGCGTGTCAGGGGTAAGCTGATTTACGAAGGAGGCATGGCGGGTTCTGGTGGTGAAGGTGTTACCGCGACCATCCATGGCAATATCGAGATTAAAGGGAATGTCCATGCCACGGGCAGTATGTTGTCTGATGGCGAAAACTCCAGCCACCACTCCCACTGAGCTTTTTAAACGCCTTTAATATCAGCGTTCCCGCACGGGGGCAATACTGCCCCCATGAAAACAACCTCAGTATTCTGGCAACCAGCCCTGCAGGCTCCCGGCGAAATTGTCCGGGGGCTGGATGATATCCGGCAGGCGATTCAAATTATCCTGCGGACTCCCCGCGGCAGCGACCCGCATCGCCCGGAGTTCGGCAGCAATCTGCATCTTTATATCGACTGGCCTGTAGACCGGGCCATTCCGCATGTGGTGCGCGAATCCGTCGATGCCATCCGGCGCTGGGAGCCCCGCTGCCAGCTTATGTCAGTTAAACCCGCCGTCGACGGCGAACATCTTACGCTCCGGGTGAGCTGGAAAGGCTCAGACGGACAGACCCGGACTCAGGAGCTGCTATGGCGCTGACAGAACCCGATTTTATTGAACGCGATGCCGACAAAATCACGGCAGAAATGATTGCGAAGTATGAAGCGGATACCGGCAAAACGCTGTACCCGGCACAGGCAGAACGTCTGCTGATTGATCTGTGGGCCTATCGCGAAATGCTGGTCAGGGTTGCGGTACAGGAGGCAGCAAAGCAGAATCTGGTCGCCTTTGCCCGTGAGCCGATGATTGATTACCTCGGTGAACTGGTCGGTGTATACCGTCTTGCCGCGCAGCCTGCCACCACCACGCTCCAGTTCTCCGTAGATGAGGCACTGGCCATTGATGTGCTGATCCCGGCAGGCACCCGCGTCAGCGCTTCCGACAGCGTTATTTTTGCCACCGATACAGATGTGGTACTGAAGGCCGGATTGCTGCTGGTCAATGTCACGGCCACCTGTACCGAACCCGGTACCGCTGGTAACGGCTGGCAACCTGCGCAGGTCAGTCAGTTACTCGATGAGATTGATAACGTTAACCTGCTGGTGAGCAATCTGATGGCCAGTTCCGGCGGTTCAGAACAGGAAGACGATGACAGGCTCCGGGAGCGTATCAGGCTGGCCCCGGAGTCATTCACCAATGCCGGAAGCCGTGGCGCATACCGCTTTCATGCCATGCAGGCCCATCCCAACATTGTCGATGTTGCTGTGCTTTCCCCGGTTCCCGGGACCGTAGATCTGTATCCGCTGCTCAGTACCGGTCTGCCGGACGGCGGTGTTCTCACGCTGGTAGAGAGTTTCTGCTCTGATGAGAAAGTCAGGCCACTCACTGATACAGTGCGGGCTAAAACACCAGTGAAGGTGGATTACACCATTGAAGCCAGGATTACGATCTATCGTGATCAGGATGCCAGGTCTGTAAAAGATGCCGCTAACAGCGCCATACAGAACTGGGTGGCATCACGTGCCGCCACGCTGGGGCGCGATATTGTCCCCAGCCAGATTATCAGTGCATTGTCCGTTTCCGGGGTGTACCAGGTTGAACTGGTGACACCGGCACTGCGGGTGGTGGCAGAAAACGAATGGGCAAACTGTACGGCAATCACTCTTAACATGACTGGAGTGTCTGATGACTGAGCCATTACAACTCCCGCCACCGCTTGAGGGTGATATCAGTCTCAGGACGCTGGGAAGACTGGCAGGACGGCTGGATAACATCGACCTGAGCGTACTGATGGTCTTTCTCGTCGATATCGTCGACAGTTCCGCGCTGCCATGGCTGGGCGAGCAGTTCTCACTGTCTGGCGATGGCTGGGAGCTGGCGGAATCGGACGATGTTCGCCGCATGCTTATAAAAGCAGCCATCGAACTGCACCGGTATAAAGGGACGCCGTGGTCAATCCGGGAAGTTATCCGCCGTTTTGGCTTTGGTGAAGTGGATCTGATTGAAGGCACAGGTCGTCTCAGTTACGACGGCAATCGCAGCTATAACGGACTGTTTGTTCATGGAGATGCAGCCGCCTGGGCAGTTTATCGCGTTATTCTGAAACAGCCCATTACTAACGATCAGGCCGCGATGCTGCGTCAGACGCTGGCTGCATTTGCACCGGCCCGCTGCCATCTGGCCAGCCTGGAGTATCAGTCTGTGGCCATTCGCTATAACAATACCGCCATCCATGATGGCAGTTATAACCACGGGAGCAGTTGATTATGGGAAACCTGAATGAAACAGAAAAGTGGGAAGAAAATATCTATCAACTGGAGACATCAGATCCGGTTCTGGGTGGTGCAGACGGGATATCAAATCGAGCCCCCCGGCAACTGGCAAACAGGACGAAATGGCTGAAGAAGAAAACGGAGGAAGCCGCACAGTCACTGGCTGAACACGTACGTTCCCGTAACCACCCGGACGCGACACTGACAGCTAAGGGGTTCACCCAACTGAGCAGTGCCACCAACAGCACCTCTGAAACGCTGGCCGCCACACCAAAAGCGGTCAAGGCTGCATACGACCTGGCAGCCGGCAAGGCGCCTGCCAGCCACACTCACCCGTGGAGTCAGATAACGGGAGTGCCTGCGGCTTCACTGACGGCAAAAGGCACCGTACAACTGAGCAGCGCCACGGACAGTCAATCAGAAACTGAGGCTGCCACGCCGAAGGCGGTCAAGGCTGCATACGACCTTGCAGCCGGCAAGGCGCCCGTCAGCCACACTCACCCGTGGAGTCAGATAACGGGAGTGCCTGCTGCCTCGCTGACGGCAAAAGGCACCGTACAATTGAGCAGTGCCATCAACAGCACGTCTGAAATACTGGCCGCCACACCGAAAGCGGTCAAGGCTGCATACGATCTGGCAAACGGAAAACAACCGGCAGATGCCACGCTCACTGCTCTGGCAGGACTTGCCACTGCAGCAGATCGGTTGCCTTATTTTACCGGAGCAGACCGCGCAGAGCTGGCAACCCTTACAGCTATTGGTCGCGCTATTATCGCTAAGGGCAGTATAAAAGATGTCCTCAATTACCTTGGTTTGGGGGAAGGCTCGGCGCTGCCCGTTGGTGTACCTGTTCCGTGGCCCACTGCCACACCGCCAGCAGGCTGGTTAAAGTGCGACGGGCGCGCCTTTACAAAAGAACAATATCCTGTTCTGGCCAGAGTCTACCCGACCCTCCGTCTTCCCGATTTACGCGGTGAGTTTATCCGTGGATGGGACGACGGGCGAAAAGTGGATACAGGGCGCGATCTGCTTTCACGGCAGGATGGTACAAGTTTTTCTCATTACGCAGGTAATTTTGACATTGGGTCTGGTCATTCAATCAATAACTATGACCAAATCGTTGACAACCAACCTGGATTCTCCCGTTTTTCATTTGCAGGTCCTTCGCGAGGCGATGGGGTTAATTATGTGACCATTCGTCCCCGTAACATTGCGTTTAATTACATCGTAAGGGCGGCATAGAAACGTTGGTTTAGGAGAAGGCTCGGCGCTACCCGTTGGTGTGCCTGTTCCGTGGCCCACCGCCACACCGCCAGCAGGCTGGTTAAAGTGCGACGGGCGCGCCTTTACAAAAGAACAATATCCTGTTCTGGCCAGAGTCTACCCGACCCTCCGTCTTCCCGATTTACGCGGTGAGTTTATCCGTGGATGGGACGACGGGCGCAAAGTTGATACAGGACGTAAGTTGCTGTCCGCACAAGGGGCAACGCTGTTAAGAACAGCAATGCTGGATTATTATAACCAGGACACTACGGGAACCTCGGGGATAGTCGGCATGGGATTCAACAATGAAGATTCCATTACAGACCTTCGTGAGGGCAGCTTTAAAATGCCGGACGGGACAACATTCAGCGATCCTGTCGTGGCAATGTCAGACAATGGTATGCAGGCTACTATTCTGACCTCTATCAGAAGCGGGTATGCGAAGGGTATCACTGTCAGACCCCGTAGCATTGCACTTAATTACATTGTGAGGGCAGTTTAATGAGTAACACTGCAGTTCTGGATGAAAACGGTATCGCCACTGTAGCGGGCGATATCACTGTATATCACTATGACGAGGAAACCCGGGAATACACCTCATCCTCTGTGGAGTATCTCGCCCTTGGGGTGGGTACTCCGGCACATTCGTGCGCCGATGCACCGCCGGAAGCAATTTCGGGTTACGTGGTTTGCCGGACTGCCACGCTGAACGGGTGGGAGCATGTGCCTGATCACCGCGGCGAGACGGTATACAGCACGGAGAACGGTAACCCCGTTCTGATTACCCAACCGGGTGATTACCCGGCGGACACCACCACAAAACAGCCAGCCACGCCATGGGATACCTGGAACGGTGAGGCGTGGGTAACCGATACTGAACGGCAGCGAGCCGCAGAACTGGAGGTTGCCAGACAGCAACGCCAGCAACGGGTGAAACAGGCGATGGCGTCCGTCGATCTTATCAACCTCAAACTGCGTGCTGGTCGCAGTCTGAAACCAGAAGAAACGGCAAAACTGAACGCCGTGCTGGATTATATCGACGAGCTGAACGCACTGGATATCAGCAAGGCACCTGAAATCAGCTGGCCGGAAGCGCCACTGGCGCTTGCCGGCTGAACGGTATCACGCCGCCCTCACGATATAGTTAAATGCGATATTGCGGGGGCGAGCTGATACATAAGCCCACCAGTCATATCTTTGTGCACCTTTAGAGGATGCATCAAATATCCACTTTTTGCCATTTAAGACCCCCAGTTGATTAGAGGTTAAAGCGTCACCAAATCCGTATTGTGTAGAGCCGAGCGAACTGATATCTCCGGTATCATTATCATCAAAACCGGATACGATAGTCCCTTCCTGAAATGAAAGTAGCGCACGCCCGGTATCAACCTTGCGACCACCGTCCCATCCACGGATAAACTCACCGCGCAAATCGGGAAGACGGAGGGTCGGGTAGACTCTGACCAGAACAGGATATTGTTCTTTGGTGAACGTAGCTCCGTTGCACTGTAACCAGCCTGCTGGCGGTGTGGCGGTGGGCCATGGAACCGGTACACCAACAGGCAATGCAGAGCCTTCCCCCAAACCAACGTTTATCTCTCAAATCCTCCCCACATTATCTCAGTACTTTAACCACTCAAAAGGGAGTATTTTTAATGCTGATTGGCTACATACGTGTGTCAACAAATGACCAAAACACAGATTTGCAACGCAATGCATTAATGTGCGCAGGATGTGAACAGATTTTTGAGGACAAAATGAGCGGAACCAAGTCGGAACGACCAGGCCTGAAACGCGCTTTAAAGTGCCTTAAAAGAGGGGATACATTGGTGGTCTGGAAGCTGGATCGGTTGGGTAGAAGAATGAAACACCTCATTGCTCTCACAGAAGAGCTACGCGCAAAAGGTGTCAATTTTCGCAGTCTGACGGATTCAATCGATACCAGCACTCCGATGGGAAGGTTCTTTTTTCATATGATGGGTGCACTGGCAGAAATGGAGCGTGAACTGATAGTTGAGCGCACGCTGGCTGGACTGGCTGCTGCGCGAGCACAAGGAAGAGTTGGAGGACGTCGCCCGAAACTGACGAAGGAGCAGCATGAGCAGATCGCAAGATTGCTCCAGAAAGGGTATGACAGAAAGCGGCTGGCAATTATCTATGATATTGGACTGTCAACGATCTACCGCTATCACCCTGTTGGGACTGTCATAACGCAACCTGAAATGTAATTCTTTTTCAAATAATGAAACGCCGCGTGGATGCCATTTATCGCACAAGATAGAGTGCATTTATCGCGCGGCGCATCATTCTTCATGTGAATCATCCGTTGATTAATTATATATAAACATTATGTATCAACAAGTTACATTGATAATTAACGCTACCATTAATAAAAATACCCCACAAGGTCCGAAAAAAAACGCCGGCAATGTGCCGACGTCTTTGAAAAGAAAGGATTGTCTATGTTATCGCCCGTTATTCATTCAGCCGGGTTGACTTATCCGCGCCAATTGCTCGAAATAGTCTGGAAAAGTTTTAGCGGTACATTTTGGATCAAGAATCGTCACAGGCGTATCTGATAATGCGACCAGCGAGAAACACATCGCCATCCGGTGATCATTATAAGTGGCGATCTCAGCAAATTTCAGTTTTTCCGGTGGCGTAATGCGAATGAAATCATGCCCCTCTTCGACTTCCGCACCGACTTTACGCAGTTCTGTTGCCATCGCAAACAGGCGATCGGTCTCTTTAACACGCCAGTTATAGATATTGCGCAGCGTGGTGGTGCCTTTTGCAAATAACGCCGCGGTGGCAATGGTCATCGCCGCATCGGGAATATGGTTCATATCCATATCAATGGCGTTCAGTTCACCACGCGTGCAGGAAATATAATCATCGCCCCAGCAAATGGTCGCGCCCATTTTTTCCAGAACATCAGCAAAGCGAATATCACCCTGCATACTGTTGCGTCCAATGCCGGTCACTTTTACAGTGCCGCCTCTGATTGCTGCTGCTGCCAGGAAATAAGAAGCCGAAGATGCATCGCCTTCAACCAAATAAGTGCCCGGAGACTGGTAAGACTGCCCCCCTTTTACGACAAATTGTTGATAGTGCTGATTTTCAATTTCAACACCAAACGTCTTCATCAGATTGAGGGTGATATCGATATAAGGTTTAGAAACCAGATCGCCTTTAATACGAATCACCGTATCTTCCGGCGCAAGAGGCGCAGTCATTAACAGTGCGGTGAGGAACTGGCTGGAAACGGAGCCATCAACATCAACGTTGCCGCCAGTAAAGCCGCCCTGTAAACGCAATGGCGGATAATTTTCTTGTTCCAGGTAAGTGATCTTCGCCCCGCCCTGGCGCAGCGCATCCACCAGATGACCAATCGGGCGTTCTTTCATTCGCGGTTCACCGCTCAGTACAATATCATTGCTACCCAGGCAAAGTGCTGCCGCCAGCGGACGCATTGCCGTTCCGGCGTTACCGAGGAACAACTCCCGGGCACTTTCTGCGTGTAATGGACCACCGTTACCGATAATTTCGCAACGCGTACGATCGGCTGAAAGCGTATAGCTTACCCCTAACGCTGTTAATGCATTCAGCATATGGCGCACGTCATCGCTATCCAGCAGATTGGTTAATACTGTTTTGCCGTGTGCTAATGCCGCCAGCAATAAAGCGCGGTTAGAAACGCTCTTGGAACCGGGCAGATTAATAGTGCCATCGACACGAGCGATGGGTTGTAACGTTAGGGATTCCAT